AGACAGTTCCGCGTATTCGGTTTCGGTGCCTTGCAGGAGGAAACTATACTTGCTCATGGCTCAAGATGTTCAAGAGGATGTTAAAAGCCTTCACTCGCTCACTGCCAGAAAGAAGCTCTTTCGGAAGTTCCACGACAAAGGCGTCTGTGTCGCTGCTGATTCTAACAGTGGTTTCTTGGCAAGACACGGCGCAAACAATACCCACCTCCATTGCACTCCCTTCTACGGAGCAGTTGATGGCATGAAAACGGGAGTCGTCGCTAGCTAGGTAGTCGATTTGGGGCATTGATTCTGTCCAAGGATGCCTGCACTCTACGTACGAATGCCTTGCCAGGTGCTCGCCGGAAGAACGATGCAACCAAAGCAATATCATCAGTGAACGGGCGGGCTGTTACGTTACTGCCTGTGCCGTAGTGAACGTAGTAGCCGTAGTCCAGCCACTGCCACGATGCAGTGGCCTGTTGTGGAGCGATGGTGACGACATAGCTTTCCTTGCCGCTTCTGTACAAGTCGCCCAAGTCGTAAATATCTCGCGGGCTATCCACCACTTCGCCATTGCTGCGCTTGGTTTCATTGTTGTACGGCCACAGCCCCATGTCTAGGAATTGATCGTCCCAATACGCATCGTTAATGTCCTCAGTGGCCCAATCCTCAAACGCTCCCAGCAACGCCCGCTCCACAGCCTTGAAGTTGACAATGGTAGCATTAAGGATGGCCATGCTTAGACCAGTCGCAGTTTAATTTCGCGGTCAGGAATGATAATTCGGCAACGCTCATACGCCACATCACTCCCCCGCAGGTAGCGCAAGTCAGCATCAGGGAACCGCCGAGCCATTCTTTCCATTGCCTCTCCCATTTCATTGCCATCAGGCTTGTATTGCGTCAGCATCACTTCCCATTGCTTCAACAAGTCCACAATGCCCAGTCCCGGCGCAGGGTCCAGGGACGGTTGCTGTAGGATGGCGGCCTCCAGGCCAAGCACTTTCCACTCAGGCGCCACGCTCGTGCGCCCCGTCACGTACAAAGCTGGAATGGTGACATTGTTTGGCAGCACATAGCAACCCAGCAGGCTAGGGCTTATGGTCAGCACGGTTTCAATGGTATCGCGCAGCTCCAGTAAGTTCACAAGCGAAAGCCCCCCTGTACAGGGAGGCTAACACATTCACGATCAATTCAAGCGGCCAACAATCAGGAGTTGGGGGCGCTAGGAATGAGCGTGCCGCTGGAAGTGGCGCCCTGGTGGATGCCAATACGACCACGGCTCACCAGATCGAAAGTCACCTCAACGAGGTTGTCCGCCGGGTAGCTCTCGTTGTAGCCCTGCACCACAGCGCAGTAAGCCACACGGTCGTAGTAGAAGGTGGTGCCGCTGGAACCAAGTTGCTTATTGATTTCAACGTACACTTCATGGTTCTTGTTGTAGCGGCTTTCGGAAACCACTTGGAAGGCTTCGTCAAAGCTGCTGGGCACAAAGGTGGAACCATCAACGTCCTTCTGGAAGTAGGAAGTGATGGAAGCAGTGGCTTGGCTGGTCACGATCACGCTGTCAGCATAACCGCCGCCGCCCAGGAGGTAGAACTCCTGATTGCCGTCGTTGAAGGCCACGGAAGCCGTGGTAGCAGCCTGCAGCGTGTACAGGGTGGGAGCGCCCGACACCGTGAAGGTGGCGCCGCTCTGAGTGATCACTGGGCGGACAGTGCCCGCAATAGCGCCAATACGCACGATAACGTCTTGGCTCTTAACCAGTTCAGTCGGGTGGTAGAGCATTGGAGAATCCTCAATGGAGAAGAAAGTGGTTAAGCGTCAGACGTTCTGTACGCTTCCTTTACCAACCAGTCTAAAAATGCCTCTGATTGGTGTGCCGAGAAACTGCCAGTAGTGTTCAGCAATTTGCTCGTTTGGTAGCAGCTCAAACCGTCCTTCCCTTCCATTGATTGTGGCGGCTGCGCTGCTGCCGGGCGTCACCCCAGACAGTGCTAAAGGGTTGGTCAGCCTGCCTTCCATGTAGGTGGCAGTGGTGTCGGCTCCTAGCAGGTAGTCATACTGCGGATTGCGCTTTTGACGCAACGTGGCATAATGCACAACTCCTGAGGACACTGACACGTAGTTGCCAGTGGCGGCATCAAGGACATAGCCAGAAGCTACTTGCCACACAAGAGTGGCATTAGCGAGTGGCGACAGTCCGTTCATACCACGAAACCAATGGAAGAAGATCCAGAGACGAAAGTGAGCATCCGTAGGTACTCTTGGCCATACTGAGTGGCCTCCAGTCCCTCGCCATACACCTTGCCGTCAGTGGCGCCAATCTGAACGCCCATTTGTGCAAGCTGAATGGCAATGATGTGAGCAGCAAGGTGCTTAACAGCGCGATCGGTTTGGCTGCCAAACACATCTGCGTTCACATCTGCCGTTGCTTCCGTGATGGCCCCATTGACAATTCCCGATGGATGGGGAATGAACTCAGGGAACCTATCAAGGAAACTGGCAACAGTCACTGCCATGATCAAGCCTTCCCGATGCGGATGGTTTCCAGGCGCCGACGAATGGCGGCACGGACGCGGGTGCGGCCTTCCACCTTCACCCAATCAGCAAGTTGCTCAGTGTCGTGCATCACTTCAAGAATGCGGAGTGCTTCGGACAGGGGCAGGCTGGCGAGGGCATCAATGCTTTGGGGAACGTCCTTCACAGTTGCCTGTTCTTTCAGTTCCTCAATGGCACCAATGGCCATCAGGCGCTTGACGGTGAGGTTGAGACGGGCTTGTGCCCATTTCGTCTCAGGAACGTCAAGGTTCACGCCGGGGCTGAGCTGAATCATGCCGGCATCAGTGACGACGCCGAGTCCACCTTCGCGGGGTGGATTTTCAAGTTCAGGGCGATATGCAATCAGCATCTGTCGGAAAACAAACTGCCAATAGCTTAACGCCCCGAATCTTGTCAGGCTCAGGAGGCAGCCTGGACGTACTTCACGCTCTTGGGGAAGTACAGAGCAACGCCACCAACACGGGCATGGGCGGGAACGATGAACTCCAGACCACGTTGCTGGGGCGGGAACAGCTCAAGCGGCTGAGGAATGTGCAGTTGCACCTTCTGGGGATCGCGCTTGTACACCACCAGGCGGTTGGTGTTGAGCACGCTCTTGTCCTTGTCGAGCTGGTTGATGGGCTCGATGTTGCGGATGTAGGAGTTGGTGCGCAGGAAGTATTCCAGCACGGTCACATCCGAGGAATCCGAGTTGCGGGTGGTGCTGACAATCCGAAAGTCCTCATAGGGCATCAGGATGGTGTCAGGAGCTTCCACCATGTTGGAATCGCCAACAATGGCAGTCACGCCATAATTCAGGATTTCCAGCATTTCAGGAGCAGTGGTGGCGCCGCCGAACCACTTGTCAGCCACCAGAACGTCAACGGTGGGGTTGTTGAAGAACCCACCCAGGCCAGCGGAGCTTTCGCCAAACATGGCGATGCTTTCCACCTTCTCTTCGTAGGCGCGGCGCACAGCGGCGGCACGACGCTGCTCCAGGGCCACGTTGGCCATTTGGGCAGCACGCAGTTCTTGCACGGTGTAACCGAAAGAACCACCGAACGAACGGATGGGGATGGTCTTCTCCACCTGGCTAACGTCAGCGCGGGGCAGATCGTCAGCGGCGTCAGCAATCAGGCGGAACTCGCCAGTGCTGTCCATCACCCGGTAGGTGAAGGTTTGCGCTGCGTTACCAGCTTCGCTGGTCACAGGCAGGATGGTGGGGTATTTGATGTCAGCGTACTGAGTCTCAAACACCTGAGGGCGGATGTGCTCAAGCTGACGCTCAAGAAACAGGCCCGCCTCGTCCATGCGAAATTCAGACATTGTTGGAACCTCCTATCAGTCAGCGGTGAGAGTGAAGCTCGGGCCATTCAGTTCAACGATCGCCAGGCCGGAGCCGGTGACGGAATTGAGATAGCGAGCATTGGACAGGCGAGCCGTGCGACCACTGAGGCCACTGGCAAGCAGTTGACCGGCATAACGCACGCCGGTAGCGGTGTGAATGACGCGCACAACAGTGGAAGGATCCACGTTGCCATGGACGTACATGGCCACTGCGCCTTCGTTCAGGACGTTCATGGCCTGAGTGGCCTTCACGCCGGGGCGGCTGTTGCCGTCTTCAGCGGTTTCGTCCACGTAGGTGAGCACGTTGACGCCGAGCACGGTTTCGCCAGTGGCGCCGATGGTCTTGGCAGAATTGGGGACGGTGCCGCCGGAGGCGTAGGTGACGATATTGCCAAAGGCAATCACGGCACCAGTTTCATTGACATAGGAGCCAATGGTGTTGTCCCGCATGTCGGACAGTTGGCCTTCCAGCAGGGCGTCGTGAATGAGGCCATAAGCCTGTTGCACGCCGCCGGCAGTGGCAGTCCCAGAGGTGGTAAAAGTGACAGCCATGGATCAGTTCTCCTTGGTAACGGAAAGAGGCTTCTTCCAAGCGTTCTGCACTTGCTCGACGTAAGCCGCCGGAGCAGAAGCAGGAGAGGCGATGGAGGCAACGGCTTCACGCAGGGGGCGAGTGGAAGAATCCTTGCGGGCCGGGGCATCGGTCAGGGCGTCGAACATTGCCTGCACGTAATCGTCGGAACGATCGGTGAGGGCAACGGAATCGCCGCGCACTGCGGAGATAGCGGCTTCCATGATTTCGCGGGTGTTCTTGCCCGAGAAGTCATAGGCGCTATCGAGGGACGGGCGAGCTTTGTCAATGAGCGCAATCCGCTCATCCACCATGGCGCTCAGGTCCACTTGACCAGCGGCATCCAGGGCAGCGCGGGCTTCACCCAGCTCCTGCTCCAGGGCATCAGCACGCCCTTCAGCAGCGTCCATCTTGCCGGTCAGCTCCTTTTCCATGGCATCCATTTCTTCCTTCATCTTGGAAGCATCAGCCATCAGATCATCGTATTTCTTCTTCATGTCTTCGTAGGAAACCTTGGCGTCGTCGCGCTCTTTGGCGATAGCCGTGGCAATGCCTTCGGACACTTCAAAAGAAACACCGTCGAAATTGACTTGCGCAGTCATAACTTGTGTCTCCTTGGTTGGTAAAAGTGATGGGGCGGCAGCATCCATGCGATCAAGATGCAGCTTGACATCAGGGCCTGCACGGCCACGCTTGACCACGGCAATGTGATTGCCCATGATCTTGCGCTGGATACCGTCGTACACTTCACCGCTCTCGGTTGTGCCGGGAGTTGGGTCAAAGTCCACACGGTATCCTGCACTCACTTCTTTAGCGTCACCTCGCATGATCTTTTCGATCAAGCGTTGGTTGGTCACAGTAAGCACAGCCCGCACCATTCCATTGTCATAGACAATTTCAGTGCCGGCAAAGCCCTTCTGGAACTCGTCGGTGTTGGTGCTGTTGAGCAGCCCTGGCGGATGTTCGTCAGTGACTACTTTGCCAGCAAAAGAAGCAAGGCTTTCGGGAGACGCCACTTCTTCCTCGGGCCGGTACTCCCTGCGGATACCACCATTGGCATCGGTGTACATTTGCACACCAGTGCGAGCGATGGTAGCCCAAGCACGAAGATAGCCTTCTGGCGTCACTTCGTACTTATCAATGGGCGCAACGTCGTAGCGGAAGGAAGTTTCGCTCATGGCACTAATGTAGCCACTGCGGAACAATGAGCTACAGTATCTGTGCCAGTGACGAAACACCGTGCGTTACTTAATGACCAGCAAGGAAAACGCCCTGCGGATGCCTCACCGGCAACGCAAGGTGTTAGTGGCCACTCGCATGAAAGACGCTCGGCTCAATAGTGGTTTGTCTCAGCGTGATGTAGCCCTTGAGCTACACATTGGTGCCTCCACGTACTGCCGCATGGAACGTGGCATCACAGAGCCTTCAGCCGTGCAACTGGCTACCCTCAGTGGCCTCTATGGGCTGTCGGTGCTGTGGCTCCTGGGGGTGCCCAACTTTGTCATTCACGCCGCTCAGTCTTCGTCGTCTTCCTGAACAGAAGCCAGTTGATTCTCGATACCGCTCATCACGTATGCCTTGGCAATCGCCTCCACCTCAAACACCAGCATCTTCACCGGCTCGTAGTATTCATGAGGCTTGTCGTAGTGGTTGGTGACAAAGATGTGGGTTTCGTCCAGTCTGCCATTCTTGAATCGCTGTTCTTCAACCAGGCGCCAGTGGGGAGTGTCACGGTGCTCATGGCCCGACAGGATCGCCAGGGCTTTCAGTAGGCCAATGCCTTCTTCGTCTTCATCTTCAACGATGCGCACATAGTCGCTCATGGCTTGGCGGAACGGCTTTCAACCATCTTAATGATGCGATTCGCCCAAGCCTTCCCTGCATCGCCTCCCCAGAGCAACATTGAAATAAAGCCTGCATCGTCTTCTCCTCCAGCAAAGTTCTTCTCGTGCCTTGAGAAAAACGCCGCCATGCGCTTGATCGTCTCGTAACTGACTTTCTCACCATTGGCCAGGCTTGTAGCCCGTGCCACGCCACTGCCAATGCCTTGCTTGCCAGCCTCCTGCGTGGTCAGGCCGCCTCTGCCATGCTTCTTGCGCAGCTCCAGGCCACGACGGGCTGCTGATCGAACAGACGATGGAGGAGAGAATGATTCAGCGTCGTCTCTGCCATCTTCTTCGGGCTCATCTTCCCCCGTCTCGGGATCCTCTTCGGACTCCTCTTCCTCGCCTGCCATTTCCATGAAAAAGCCCATGTAGTATTCATCGCTCATGTCCTTCTTCGGCTTGCGGGACATTCCAGCTTTTGACAGGGCAATCGCCAGCGCCTGTTGCGGGCTGGTCACTTTGCCGCCACTGCTGCTCTTGAGCTTGCCAGCCTTGAACTCCCGCATCACCTTGGCCACCTTGGCCTGCTTCTCTTTCTTGGTCATTGCCAGTCGTGCAAGGTAATACCATGCTGCTCGCATAGTTGCTCAATTCTAGCCTTGAGCCCCAGGATCAATGAAAGATCCTCGGAGTCGCGCCAAAACCGATGATGCCACTCCACGAATATCTCCTTCACCCATCGGCCAATGCCTTCAATCTCCAGGATACGAGGCAAAACCGTAAACTCACTGCCCTCAATGTCGCACTTGATGGTCAGTTCTGCATTGGGATCTTGAGCCACAATCTCACGGACAATGCGCCCTGCATCCATGGCCTCTACTTCGTATTCCTCGGCGCCATGCTCAATCACTTCCGCGATGTGCATGGACAGGCAGTTTGATCCGCCCTCGTAGTTGGGGCACCATCGAAACGCAATCGTACCGTCATAGCTTGCCACTGCTGCGTGGAAGGCTTGAAAGCCGGTAAAGCGATCGGCAATGGGTTGAATGTAAGCGGCGTTATCGGCGGCGATTTGCTTGGACGCCTCAAACGTGTAGACGTTCCACTGGTGAGGCACCTCTGGGCCAAAGTAACCACTGCGCTCAAACTGCAAGATGCCATTGCCGCAGGCTGAATCCCTGAAGTAATGAGTGCCGAAGTCCAGAAAGTGCTTCATGCGTAGAGACTCCGTTGTTGCCACAGCACATTGTAGTTGTTGGTTCCTTTGGCGCCCAGTGCCGATAAATCACCACCACCAGCCGGTTTGCCCCAGGCCAAGATGCTGCCATCAGGCAGCACAAAAGCAGTGTTCTGTTTCTCATGCGTGGGTGTGAGTTGCAGGAAGTCCCCGTAGACAATGCCAGCGTGCTCACCATGCTTCGCCAGTGCCTGCCCTAGCACGGGCGTAGCAGTGGGGGACAATGGAGTGATGCCGTAGTAAGCGTTCTCGACATTCTCCACCACTTGATCAATGGCATAGCGCAGTGCAGGGTTACCAGGCTTGGAGAAGATCACTGCCGTCATGCACGCCCAGCAAGTGCCAGTGAACTTCTGGATTTCACGGAAGGCCACCATGTCGATATGCTCTGCCAGTTCCACGGGCGTATGCAAACGGATGCCCATGTCAAAGTACCAGCCCCCTAAGGCATGGAGCAGGGCATAGCGCCCCAGGTCAGCCTTGTTGGAGTAGGAGCGGAGCTTGTCATAGGCTGCCACCACTCGCTCGTCATAGTGCTCAACCATGAACGCCCGCAATGTGGCATTGTTGTAGCGCACGTAAGGCAGCGCAAAGCCAGCCTGCACTGTTGCATTGAACTGGCTCAGCACGGGCGGCACTTCATTGCCGCCACTGTCCGTCAGGAAGATTTGGGATACTTGCATGATCAGGCCACCTTCACTGCTGCTTGCAGGGCAGGAGGCTGCCCAAAGCCCTTGAAGTCCTGCGCGACAGGCTGTGGCGCCAGCAGATCAGCCACCACGCCCAGCATCGCCTGTTGAATGACAGGCCAAGTGAACTGCGGCTCCTCGATGCGCTGCTTGCACCATTGCCCATCAGCAGCCAGTCGCTCCCGATCGTTGTAGTAGCCGTTCAGGATGGCCGCCAAGCTGGAAGGGTCAGGCAGCAGGCGCTCCAGCCCATAGTTGCAATCAGTGGCCTGTGCGTTGCACTGGATACGAGGTGTGTTGGTGAAGATTTCCTGCAGGCTTGTGTGGTCTGGCACCACTTGCGCAACGCCAGTTGCAGCGTGCTCAGTATTGACCAGGCCCCAGCCCTCGCCAATGCAAGTATTCACGCCAATGTCCACAGCGTTATACACTTCATTGAGCTTTTCAATGGAAAGGCAATTCGCAGTGGAGAAGTGCGGGCCGCTCAGGATGAGCTTATTGGTGGCGTCGTAGCCCATGTCACGCGCCACTCGCCGGAACAGCGGCACAATCTCCCAGCCCATATCCTTCACGCCCATGTGCAGCCACAGGCGGGCATCAGGCTTGTCCAGGGCAAACTCAACGAAGCCTTTGATGGTCAAGTCGATGCGTTTCCGTGGCTGGTTGCGGTTGCCATTGAACACGATAAAGGTGTCTTC